ATAATCATTTTCTTTTGTAGGTTGAACTACATTATTTGGATAACCGCTATATAATGGTCTAAGTTTTTTTGAAAGTAATGCGTGATTACTTAGTGTTGTGGGTTTTGGTTGATTAAATGGGTCATATGTATTATTATATTGAGATTGATTGATAGTTTCTTTATATTGACCACAACATCCACCATTACCTTTTGGGTCAACTCCAATAAATGGCGTTTGCGTTTGTTCTTGATTTGTATGAGCGTTTACGCGTCTAGAATTATTAAGAGAGAACCCATTTACTGTAGAATGTCTTCCATATTTAGCGGCAGTTTTACGTTTTAAGGTTGTTATAGACATTATATTAGTGAAATATAAAAAATGAAATATAAAAATTGAAATGAAAAAATATAATATAAATAACTCATAATGAGCACTAAATACAACACTAAAATGGCTTACGTACCTCCTCAGAAGCGCAACATGAAAGCAACTTATGCGTCCAAGGTTCCGGCTAAGATTGAGTTCCCACAATTAGCTCAACCTAAGCCAATCCAAGCATCTAAAATGGACTTCAAAAACTTATTTAAAAAGGTAGAAGTTAAACGTAAAAAGCGTGAAAAACGTATTAAGAAAGGGTGGATTAAGCTTACCCATAACGGTGTCATTGATTCGTTGACGACAGAAGAACGTCAACAAGAAGAAGAATGGGCGGAGTATTACAAAACTCAAAACAATCTTGACCAATTAGTAAACCAATGGGATAAGCATACCGAAATGCGATTTGAGCGTGACGGTTATTTGAGCGATTATTCGGTAGACCCACCTAGCGACGAAGAAGAAGAACCCGAAGAAAGTGAAGAAGAAGAAAGCGAAGAAGAAGACATTCTGGAATATGATTCTAAATGGTTTACCTCGTAATAATTAAATAAATATAATCTGTAATAGTTATAATGAACTTTGATACAGATGTAAACGAACATCAAGATAATATAAAACAAACGATTCAGAAGCTACAAACTTCACAATTATTTGATAAAAGTATAGTTAAAGATTTACATCTATTTTTTTTTTATGTTATCAACCAAAAATTAGAAACGTTTAAAAGAATAGATTTAACGATAAATGATTCACTACTAACTAAAAATGAATTATTAAGCAATATATTAAAAAACAAGAAAGAAGACGGTCGCAAATTTAATATTACTGGAATTTATAAATATCATTTTAATGAAACCGATTTAAGTGATTTTGTAGATAATAATACATTATCCAAATGGTTTACATCTTTATCCAAAGTAGATGACGTTCCATACGAAAAAAGTATAGAAATATTTCAAGATTATACTTCTTTATTTATTATACTTCAAAATGAAAAATCCATAAAAACAAAGAGACAAACAGATCAAAAAAAAAATAAAACCATTCGTAAATGTTAAATATCTTCAATATCTATTTCATCTGTAAATACAATATCATTATTTTCTTCTATTTCATTTCCTTCTATTTTTTTTTCTTCTAACGTCAATATTTCTACATTGACATTAGATTGTTGACAAATTATATGTTTATCAGCTTCATTGTAACATTCTAATAAATCACATTTATCTATTTTATCCTTATTTTTTGTCTCCCAATCTCGCAATCCAATTAAAACCCATGAGCCTGGTTTTAATAAATGTTGATGCTTATGTTTTCCCGTAAATTTTTTACGAATTATACATAATCTAGTTATTCCATCCAAACAATATACATGACATTGGCTATTCCCCAACATTTTAGTAACAACCGCATATATCTCACAATCTTCTGACATTAATCTTACCTTTTTATTAACTGGCGCATTGTCTTTACGAGCTACCTTTTTTCCTTTATTTCCACCATTTTGATTTTTTACCATTATATAAGTATATATATAATCTTTAATTGATTTAATCAAACATCTTTAATTAAAATCTTTAATTGATTTAATTAATTCAGCTTTCAGTTGAACACTATTTTCGTCTTTATGTATTTTTTTAGACTCATATTCTTTAAATATATCTAAGTAATTGCGAAAATGTTCTTTCAATTCTTTTTTTGTGGGTCTATATTCGGGAATAGGATGCATCATCAATAACAACAACCATTTAAATTCGGCAAAATCAATAGATTTACGCCGCATATAAGATAAAATATGATAAGCTAATTTATAATAATCCCATGTATTATTATACTCAAGAAGTATCCTTATATTTTTGTCTCTACTATTTTTTTCAAATGATTTATAATACTCATAAGCAATCTGAATATAATTTTTATCTAAATATTCTTCTAAAACGTTCTTTTTTCCTTTGTAATAATTTGTAATGGTATCCAATATAGTTATTTTAGTTAATTCTTGATTCTCTTTTACTATTAAAGAAATAAAAATATATTCAAGAGGCCATGAAGGCCAGTCGGTTTTATAATTAAACCATTTTTCATTTATGTAACTTATATCTAATCGGTTGTCTTTAAAAAAACGATTTTTGTCCAATGCTAAACCAAAATCAATCACAAATATACGCCCATTTTTTTTAGATACTAAAACATTACCAAAATGTAAATCCATATGGATGATTCCAACCGAATATAATTCACTTATACGATTATATATTGTATGCGTGATTTGTATTAGTTTATAATAACTTATCATTTTTTCCGATAATACAGTAGCTAATTCTTCCGATTTTAAATATCGTGAATAAAGTAATACATAAGATGGATAATCTCGTTTTTGAATAAATTCACAACCTTCTTTTATATCGTCTATTTTTTTTATTTTACATTTTTTTTCAATCACTATAAACCGTTTATTATAATTTGGTATTTTCATTACCACTTGGCCCATATTATATTCTACTTGGGTAGGTTTATCGTCACGAGATAATTTAGATACATATTTTGTATATTTGGTTTTATTGGTACATGAATAACCTGGATAATATACACACCCATAAGATCCTTGGGCTAATAATTTACTTTTAGGCATATATATATAAATTATTTTTTTGTTTTTATTTGATAATATTGATTTTTATATGCCTTTTTTAGTTTATCTTCTGCAAACTGTTTATTTTGTTTAAATTCAAGAAACCTTTGAGACGGTTTGAATCGCGGATTTTCATTGAAAGCCATTTCAATATCATGTTGTATTTGTTCCATTAGTTCTTTTGGAATGACTACATAAGAACGTTCTTTTTTTTCTTTTTTTTCTTCATTTTTCAAATACTTTTTTATATAATAATATTTAATACTTTTATATAATTTAACTTCAATATTGGTTTCATATTGGTGTGTATTCAAATAGTCTCGTTCATTATCTATAAATGACTTATTGGTTTCAAGCCATTCGGTAAAATATATTTTTAGAGTTTCCTTATCATCGTATTTGTGTAAGTCAGCAAAGTATTTTAAAGATTCAGACAATTCATTTTGTTGGCATTTGAACCTTAAGATAGACATTTACGATTATCATATTTTCTATTTTTTTCAATTTTATAATTCTTTAATATTTTTTTATAGATAAAACATATGTATAACACAATTATAATAGGTTCGGGTATTTCAGGTATATTTACACTTAAACATTTAATAGAAGAAGGAAATAAAAATGTTTTAGTATTAGACAAAAATCCGGAACCATTTGGTGTTTGGGATATAAATAATCATCCTAGTGTATTTGAAAATACTCATACTGTATCTTCTAGATTGTATATGACTATTAGCGATTATCCTATACCCGAAAATACACCGGAATTTCCACATCATAGTTTAATTTTGAATTATTATAAAAATTATGCAAAACATTTTAATTTGTATCCTTATATAAAGCAAAATTGTACTGTTTTATATATTAAGAAAAAAAACAATATTTGGATAATTACTACAAATATCAATACATATTATACCGAAAATATTGTAATTGCTACTGGAACTGTAAACGATTGTCCAAATATACCTGATGACGAAATGTATAATAATTTTACAGGAGAAATATACCACAGCGACTCATTTGACCAAATTAAAAATGTTACTAATAAAAAAATATTAATTGTTGGTGGTAGCGATACGGCAGTAGATTGTGCCATAGAATTAATACATAACAAAAATAAAATAACACTATCTATTAAAAATGGGGTATGGTTTCAAAGTAGAAATACCGGAGCATATGAACCATCGGATATGCTTTATAATCGCGCATTAGATTTTATTATAAAAAATATTACCGGAAAAAAATTTGTAGATGATAATACAAACCCAAATAATAATAATAATATACAGTTTTATTGGGGTGAAAGTGGTTCGGGCATAAAGATTTGGAAATCTAAATGTGATTATTTAAATTCTTATTATGTTAAATCTAGAGAAATCGTTGATTTGGTATCAAAGGGTATTGTCATTCCTGAAAATAGAATTGTTGATATTGATAAAAATAAAATTACATTTGAAACAAAACATACCAACGAATTTGATATTATTTTATTTTGTACTGGATATAAACCATTAAAATGTATGAATTTTTTAGATAGCAAAATAGTGAATACTCAAAAATATAAACATATATTTTATGAAAATGATTGCTCTATAATGTTTGTCGGATTTATACGCCCATATTTAACTTCTATACCTATGTTGAGCGAGTTACAGAGTAGGTGGGTGGCAAAAATTATTTGCAAAAAACTATCATTGCCGTCTACCGAATATATGAAAACTGAAAATAATAAAGACGCGATTCTTCAAAAAAAAGAGTTTCCATGTTCATACGATAGATTACAAACATTAGTAGATCCATACAATTATTGTAATATGATTGCGAATCATATTGATGCGCAACCAAATATGATTCATCTATTTTTTAACAATCCAAAATTATTGTATATGATAATATTTGGTTCTTGGAATCATTATATATATAGATTAAATGATTCGGCTGAAAAACAAAAAATAGCAATAGAAGGAATAAAAAAAGTGTATTCCGAAAAATCTAGTACAAAAATAGAGAATTTCTTCTATATTAATATTTACTATTATTTATTTTATTTATTAATACTAATATTAATATTAAAGATTTTGAAAGTATTTTAAATTTTGAAAGTATTTTAAATTTTGAAAGTATTTTAAATTTTGAAAGTATTTTAAATTTTGAAAGTATTTTAAATTTTGAAAGTATTTTATATTATAATATATATATATGAGTTCG